TCGGAGGCATGAGTGTGCTCATCGGCATTCCTGCTAGGAACAAGTCACGTCGCGGCGGCGGGATCAACAATGCCGAACTGCTGTTCATCTTCAGTAACGGTTCTCCGGTGCGTAACATTCCGGCGCGGCCGGTCATCGAGCCAGCCATCAAAGCCAACCGCCAGTACATCAATGTGGAACTCGAAAAAGCCTCTGTCGCGGCACTCAACGATGACCCGGAAGGCGTGATGCAGTCGCTGAACCGTGCTGGCATGGTGGCCGCGAACGCCGCGAAACAGTGGTTCTTCGATGCACGCAACGGCTGGGCGCCGAACACCCCGGAAACCATTCGCGCCAAAGGCTCGTCGCAACCGGGGATTGATACTGGCGCGATGCGCCGCGCCATCACCTACGTGCTTGAAGGAACATTCCGTAAACGCGGCAGCGCGGAACGCAAACGGCGTGGTGAAGAACAAGAAGCGCTCGAAGCACCAGAAACAAGGGCCGCACGCGCGCAGGGCGCGGCGGAAGGGAAATCGCTCGCGGAAGGTGTCGCGGAAGAAGCCGCAGAAGCTGGAGAACTGTTGCTCTAATGCCACTCGATCTCAGCGTCGTCGCCAGCGCCCCGGACTTGTCAAGCACGTTCCTCGTGCAGCGATGTTCCGGTGGGACGTGGGTTTCGGGGGTGTGGAATCCCACGTTCGTGGTTATCAACATGTACGGCCCGGTGACCATCGCCAGCCCGAAGGATCTCGAAATGATCCCGGAAGCGGATCGTCCGCGGAGCGGAATCATGTTCTGGACCACACAGATTGTTTTTGAAACCCAGAACATCGGTGGGCCGCTGGGCAACGGCATTTCGAGCGACATCATGCTGTGGAACGGCGAGAGCTTCCGGATCTTGAATGTTTCGGAACGTCCGATGAACGGCTATTACCGCGCCATCGGAACGCGCATGCAGGGGACCTGATGCCGACGACCAACTACCCGGATGGAACCACGCTCACTTCGAGCGCGTACACCACCGCGCCCAACGGCGGCACCATCGCAACGTTCCTGCACCCGATCGTCATGGGCATGTTGGGCATCAGCTACGACGTGAATTCTCCGCTGGTGCGTTTTGCCTGGCCCATCGGCGGCGCACCGTTTCAGGACATCGCCGATGACATCTGCTATGTCCATTGCACGCTGCGAGACGAGCCCTACGACAAAATCCGCGATCTTACCGAAACCACTCCCGGAGGTCCCTCGGCCGTCAACAATACCGAAATCTGGAACTATACGCGCGTCTGGAACATTCGCTTCGTCACCTACGGCCCCAACGCTTTCGACAATCTTCGCGCCATTCGCAGCGGTTTGATGCAGAACCTGTTCACCCAGCAACTTGCCGAGGGCAATCTGTTCCCGGTCAGTGAACTTCCGGAAGTGATCCACGCGCCGGAACTTTTCAACGCGCAGTGGTGGGAACGCGCGGACATGAACTTCGACATGTACGAGTGGGTCACCGAAAACATCAGCGCACAGACCATCCTCTCCGCCCAGGTGATTGTGGAAACCGCAGACACCTCCATCCCGGTAGGGCCGATCTATCCGCCACCGGCGATTGTGGATGGCGGAGGATTTACCGGCACCGGCGGTCTGGGAACTTCACTCGATGGCGGCACCTTCGGCGGTGTGAATGTGGTCACGTTCGTACCCGTGTTTGCGGACAACTTCACTCCGAACGCGAACCCGCTCGATCCCATCAACTGGGCCACGTTAGCGAACAATCATGAGCCATCAAATCCGCTGCAAGCGGTCAGCGGGCAGTGCGAATCCACGATCATCAGTCCTAACCTCGTGGGCTACGAAATCGTGGTCGGTCCCGCCGTGCCTGCGAACTGCTACGTGAATTTCGCGCTCGGCACTTTCGGTGCGCTGCGCGGCAATCAGTCCATCAGTGCTGGCTTTCACATCGACACGAACCCGAACAATTTTATCGATGGCTGGTGGATCGACTTGCTTGACAACGGCGATGGAACCGTGACGCTGGATGCGTTTGTGCAGTACGGAAACGGGTCCGCGGAGTTTCACGTCTATTTGAACCCGAACTACACGCCCACGCCGGGAGATACTTTCACGTTCGCCGCGATCGGCACGGTCGGATACTTCTTCATCAACGATGTGCAAGTCGCCGCAGTCGATTGTGCCTCAGTCAACCCGCGACTGACCGGCCCGGCGATTGCCTTCATTGGGGCCACGGTCGCCTTGAACTATCCCACCATGTCCTACTTCGAGATGGGCCAGGCGGCGCTTGCACTTGCTCCGGTGCTGATCTTCGATGAGCCACTGTACATCGACAATTTCACGCCCAACGCCAATCCCCTCAATCCGGCGAACTGGAACAACGCTCTGGTGTTTCCGGCGCAAGCCTTGAACAGTCAGGCGCGACCGACCGGAGTGAACGAGTTCAACGGCGGGGCCTACATCGGACAAACCATTCCCGCAAGACCCGGCCAGTGGGCCAGCGTGCGCGTTACCGCATGGACTAACGATGCCGCTGAAATTGATGTGTCGGTGCTCGGAGACGAGGTGACCGGAAACACCGGCGTGTTTGTTGACATAGTTCCAGGGTTCTTTGGACTCGCGGTTTATTTCGGCAATCTGAATAATCCTACCTTGAGTCTCGATCTCAACACCGGCTACACGCCGACAGTCGGCGATGTGCTTACCGTCGCGGTCGTGGGCACTCAGGCTTTCGGCTTTCTGAACGGCAATCTGATGCTTAGTGGAAGCGATCCGAACATCGCCAGCCTGACCGGCACGCGAGCCCCAGCGTTTTTCATCGAGCCAGGGCCGACATCCATCAGCAACGCCGCGATCACGAATTTCCGAACTGGGACGTGTGCACTGGCATGAGCGAAACGATCACCACCATCCAAGCGCGCCGCGGACTCCGTGGACAGTTGCCTGCCGAAGCCGCGCAAGGTGAGTTTCTGTTTTGCCTCGATACCCATGAACTGTTTTTCGGCATGGGTCCCGCCATAACTCCAGTGGAACTCGCGGCCACCGCCGCGAATGCCAGTTCCATTCAGAGCATCCCAGTCGATCCGACGCCACCGACCGACGGCAAAATCTTGATCTACAACGCTGGGAGCAACCAGTACTCGCCGAGCGATCCGATTGTCAGCGGCCCGGATGCCCCGAATGCTGCACCGACCAAAAACCCGGTGCAGATCGGCGCGATCGGTGCGGATAACACCGTCAAGCGGCTGATCTCGAAAAATACCGGGGAGCTGCAGACCAACGATGCCGCCGTGGTGGCGGCGCTTGCCGGAACGCTGGTGACCAGTCGTGTGGTCAGCACCTCGGGTGGCTCGACCGCGACGGGCTATCACATCACGACCGCCGCTGTGCAGGCCATCAAAGCCAGCGCCGGTCAACTGTACGGCTACTATCTGGACAACACCGCGAACAGCGCCACGACCTACTACCAGTTTTTCAATCTCGCTGCCGGCTCGGTGGTGCTTGGCACTACCGTGCCGCTGTTCGTGATTCCGGTTCCCGCAGGTCTCGCGGCCAACGTGCAGTTTTCCGTGGGCTCGAATTTCAGCGTAGCCATGAGTTTTGCAGCAACCACGACGTACAACGGGAATACCGCTGTCGGGAGCGCCGTGGATTCTACGATTTGGTGGGCATGATGCCTGGACTATCGCCAAACACTATCACGCTGATCGCTAGCGGGGGTTCGATCGTTCAGAATTCTATGGTGCTCAACAGCTTTCTGCTGGCTACGGTTCTGCAAGTTGGCGGTTCAGGAAACCCGCCAACCTTTGTCTCGGACGGAACGAATTCGTGGTTCTTCGTAGGCAACTCGGTGATTCGCGTTGGCGGCAACAACTTGTACTTTTTTGCCGTTGCACGAAATCAACTGAGCGTACCCACAACGTTCCTCACGGACGCGACTGGAACAGTGCGCTTCTGGGTCTCGCAGTACACCGGGCAAACCCTGACAGGGAATCCCGTCGTGCGATTTATGGCGGCGGATATTGTCACCACCACGGGACGGAGCCTTGGTCCGCTGGAAAAGAACTGGAGCAACTTGACGAGCATTTTTTCCGGATGGTTCAACCCGACTCCCAGCCCCATTTTGACTTTTGATGGTGGTGCAGGACTGGTGCAAATGAATTGTGGGCCAACCACAAACGGCGTACAGGTGATGAATGCCACCCTTGGCGGTGTCGGTAATTACACGGCGACTTGGACTCAGACAACCTTTGCCAGTGGCAACGCCGGGCTACTGTTGGTCAAGTCACCTACGTCAAAACCGCTTGGTGGCGGATTGCTTTTGGGTGTGGGGTGAACCGTGTCTAAACAGATCATCATTCTGGGAACTTCGCAGAGCGCCACGCTTTTCAATGTGAACGTGCTGATGTGGTTTCCGATCACGCAATTCCCTAAACCGGGAGCACCGCTTTCCGCGTGGTCAGGTGCCAGCGCGGCGGAAAATTCTGCCATTCAAGCGGGCTCCATAGTCGAAGAATCCAACGCTTTCCAGTTTCCACTGGGCTTTGGGGCTGGCAACATCAAAACGTTTCTGCAGCAGTACTGGACCAGCCGCAACGCGGCCATCGGAGGGCTGGGCACGAATCAATATGCCAACGTGTTTTACGACAGTTCCAGCGGCTGGTCGGCATAGGAGCACAAAATGCAAAACGCGACTCTCCAACTCTTGAACTGGTACATCGCCATTGCGAACAACCCGCTGTTCCCATCGGAAACGCTCATCACACTCAGATTTGGTCTGGCCAGCGAGCTGCCGAGTTTCCTGCCCCTTGGCGAACCATTCTTTGCGACCGACACCCAGCAGCTCTACGTCGGCACCGGAGATAACGTCATACCGGTTGGCGGTGGTAGCGTCGGACCTGCAGGCCCACAAGGACCGCCGGGACCCGCTGGTGCCGATGGCGCACCGGGAGCCGATGGCGCACCGGGACAAACAGGCCCCGTAGGCCCTGCCGGAGCACAAGGCGTTCAAGGACCGACCGGGTCCGTAGGGCCGCAAGGCACTCAAGGCCCTGCGGGTTCGCAAGGCCCAGCCGGTCCGACAGGAACCACCGGAGCGCCCGGTGCTACGGGTGCTACCGGACCCCAAGGAGCTACCGGAGCTACCGGACCCCAGGGTGTCACGGGTGCCACAGGTGCCACAGGTGCCACAGGCCCAGCCGGTCCCAGTGCCGTCAGCGCCAACGCCGGCAACTCCGCGGTGCTTGGCACGGATAGCCTCATCTTCGTTCCCGCGATCCCGGCAGGATCGAACAACAACCCAATGATGGATGGCAACTCCGTGCCAGGAGTTGGGACAGCTTGGTCACGCGGCGATCACGTACACCCTTCCGATACCTCGCGCATGCCGATCAAGGGAACGATCGCTGCCGATAACGCAGCCGCTGGCAACATCGGCGAGCAACTGTCAACGAGCCAGGCGACCGCCGTATCGCTGACCACCAATGTCACTGTGAATATCGCTACGCTCGTTCTCACCCCAGGCGATTGGGCGGTCTCCGGCGTGATCGTCTTTACCCCAAGCCAAGCGCCAACGGCTCTCGCTGCCGCCATTGGCACCACCAGCGCAACCCTGCCGACGGCGGCGCAGATTGCCGCTGGAACGGGAAACATGACGCAGTACCGTCTCACTTTTGGCAATGCGACACAAACGATGCAGGCAGGCGTGGTGCGCGTGAATGTCAGCGCGCCCACCACCGTGTATCTGATGGCGCAAGGAACCTTTAGCGGCGGAACATTGACGGCCACGGGTTACATCAGCGCAAGGCGGGTGAGATAACGGATTCTTAGGGAAATAAGGAGAAACGAAAATGCCAACAGCTGTAGCTCCTCTGCCGATTTCAGACATCATCTCGGTCAATATCAGTTCGCCTTCGGGAGTCGTCGCAGCCCGACAATTCAATCAGGGTCTCATCGTCGGACCTTCCACGCGCATCCCGTCGTTCGGCGGGACTGGGGTGACCCGCTTGAGGCAGTACCCCAGCCTTGCGGCTATGACCGCCGACGGGTTCCTGGCGACCGATCCGGAATTTATTGCTGCGGGCCTGTATTTCGGGCAACTGTCGATCCCGCAATTCGTCTGGATTGGCCGACAGGATCTCACCGCGATCTCCACGGCCATTCCCCACTCGGGCGGCGGCGGCACGGGTTACGTCGTCGGCGATATTGTCGGCGTCACGCAAGCCAGCGCCAGTGGTGGGTTTCTGACCGTCACAACTGTGTCTGCCGGCGTGGTGACCGGGCTGAGTGTGGGCGTACCTGGCACGCAAGGCACCGGCTATTCCATCGCCACCGCGCTGGCAACTACTGGCGGGACCGGCACGGGTTTGACCGTGGACATCACCGCAATCGGCGAAACGTATTTGCAAGCGGTACAGGCCTGTGTCGCGGTAAACAACACCGGCTGGTACGGCTTCATGTGCTGCGGCGCGGTCGATGCTGACCATCTCGCGCTGGCCGCGTACTCCACCGCGAACTACCTCACGCTGCTGTATTTCGGCTCGACCAACGACGTTGCCGTGCTCAACAACACCCCCAGCAATATCTGCTCGCAGATGAAGGGCACCAAGAGCCAGGCGCTCATGACTTACTCGACCACCCAGAGTGGCGTCTATCCCAACAACATCTATTCCGCGGCCGCGTGGCTGGGACTGTACTGCGGACTCGATACCATGCTGGCGGCGAGTGCCTTCACCTTGGCGCTCAAGTCCATTGCCGGAGTGGGCCCGGAACCGCTCACACAAACGCAGTACAGCAACATCACCGGGAACAACTGCAACGTGGTGGCGAATTTCGGCGCGTATGTCGGAATCACCTACACCGGTGTGCTCGAAAGCGGCTTGTACTTCGATCAGATCCTGTACCGTGCCACGCTGGTCAACCTCATCACCACCGCGCTCATGAATCTGCTGATCTCGGTGCCCAAGGTTCCGCAAACCGACGCTGGCGAACAACAACTCATCGCGCAGGTCGATCAGGTGTGCGCCCAGATGTCGCTGGTCGGGTACATCGGGCAAGGCACCTGGCGCGGCGCTCCAGTGCTGAATCTGCAAACCGGGCAGGCTTTGCCGCAAGGGTTCATCAATCAGGCCCAGTCGTTCACGCAGCAATCCCTCGGCGACCGTCAGGCACGCAAAGCCATGCCTATCTATTGCTGCTACATCGAGGCGGGGGCCGTGCAGTTCGTGCAGGTGCAAGTTTACGTGCAGTTCTAATTTGAGAGGACACCATGATCGGACAAGTTCAGACAACATACAGCTTCAAGGATCTTGTCGGAACGCTGAATTCGCCGTTGCTGAGCGGACCGCTGCAGCTCGTGGGCGGCAACATCGGCCTCGGCGAAATCTCCATCCGCATGACCACGCAACGGACCGAACACGAAACCGGCACCGACGGCGTGGTTATGCCCAGCTACATCGCGGGTGATGCCGGGGAAATCACCATCCAGTGCCAGCAAACTTCCCGGCTCCACCATGCCTTGCTGAGCCTGTTCAATCTGGCGATCACCGCCGCGAACATCGGCGACATCTCCAACTGGGCGGGCATGTCGCTCAGCCTGCGCACCGTCTTCGATGG